GTCAATTACGCAGGGGGGCAAAGTCAGGAGGGGGTAGTATTGATGGTTACCATCCCTCCCTCCCTCACTTCCAAATTTTGTGCTAATCTACGCACAAATAAGACAGGAAAACCTTATGGCAAAAAAACCCAGACACATTTTGAAGTACCTTGAAGACCCAAACACATGGGACAAGTCAGCTTTTGAAACTGCCATTCGCGCAGAAGTAGAAGGCAGCACAGGTGCGCTCACTGCAAGTGATGAGTTGCTGATTGGCTCGTTGGTTTTGGTGGTTGACAGCTTGCTTACAGCCCAAATCAATATTGCTGAAGCTGGTCATGTAACGGTCTATGGCAACAATGAAGGTGTGACTGCTTGGTACAAGATTCGCACTGAGATGACCGACAAAGCAATCAAGATTCTTGCGGAGCTTGGACTGGTTGCCCGTGGTAGACCAAAGCTTACTAACAAAGTGACTGATGTAGATGAGTTATTCGCCACAGCTTGAATCAGCGTTTCAGTACGCCATCAGTGTAGTTCGTGGGGATATAGCAGCATGTGAGGATGTCAAACTGGCTTGCCAGAGATTCCTCGATATGGCTGAACGCAAAGATGCGCCCTATGAGTTTGTTGCCGACAAAGCAGAACACATCCTGAAGTTTGTCAGATTCTGCCGACATGTCAAAGGTCCAGACGCTGGCAAAGAAATTAAGCTTGAGCCATTTCAGATTTTGTTTCTGGCTGGCATTTATGGCTTTCGCGCTAAGAATGATGTCAACACTCGCTGGACAACTGATGTCATTTTGTTCGTTCCCCGTAAGTCAGGGAAAACCACTATAGCGTCCATTATTGCGCTTTATGAGTTGCAGTTTGGCGATGCTGGCGCTGAGGTGTTTACTCTGGCGACCAACCGTGACCAAGCGTCTATTTGCTTTGATTCTTCCAAGGCTATTGTCGAAGGCATGAAGCCTGAACTGGCAGCTAAGTTTATTGTTTACCGCAGTGAGCTAAAGAAAGCTGGCGACTCGACTTCTACCTATCGCGCTTTGTCCCGTGAGAACAGAAAAACAGGTGATGGTAAAAACCCTAGTGTGGCAATGATTGACGAAGCTGCTCAGATTATTGAACGGTCTAGCATCGAGGTTTTGCACTCTGGTATGGGCGCTCGCAAGAACCCATTGCGGATGTATCTGACAACTGCCAGCTTTACCAAAGAAACAAAGTTCTACGAAGACTTGAGCCATTTCCGGTCTGTTTTGCGTGGTGCGGCTGGTGACAATTTTAGATGGTTTGGGTTGCTGTACAGCATTGACCCCGGTGACGAATGGAGCAATCCTGAAGTCTGGGGTAAAGCCAATCCGATGCTAGGTGTGTCAGTTACTAAAGAACACATCAAACACATGGCTGAAGAGGCATCTGCCAAACCAGCCAGTCTGAATGAGTTCCTGTGTAAGCAGTTGAACATCTATGTGTCTGCTAATGCCGCATGGGTTGACAGGCGCTTCTGGGATGAATCTGTTGCCAAACTACAACAGGATAAACCCGAATCTACATTTATTGCATTTGACTTGGCGCACAGCCGTGACTTGAACGCTGTCTGCACTTTGCACAGGTTTGGCGAAGAAGACTTCTATGCTAAGTTTCAGTTTTTCCTACCGGAAGAGTCAATGGACTTTGTGCCAAACCATTACAAGCCAATTTACTTACAGGCTCAAAATTCTGGCATCTTGAAGCTCACGCAAGGTAATGTCACTGACCTCAATGAAATTGAAACCTACATTAAGCAAGAGTGTTTAATCCATGATGTTAAAGAAATTGCCTTCGACCCTTACAACGCTGCTGCGCTTGTTGCAAACCTATACAGCCACGGTCTGCCTGTTAAAAAGGTGGGTCAAGGTATGGCGGTACTTTCCAACCCATCTAAAACGACTGAGCAGCTTATTCTCAAGAAAGCCATAAAGCATGATGGCAATCCATTTGTTGGTTGGCAGCTAGGAAACTGCGAGGTTTATACCGATGTCAACGGTAATGTAAAGGTTCGTAAGAATGAGGCAGACCCATCTGCCAAGGTTGATGGTATTATTTCTATGATTATGGCGTTACACTGCCACCTAGATAATGTTTTCGTTACAGAATCATTTGGCTTTAGGTCATTAGATTGGTAGAATGTACGGAATTAGGAGAAAATCATGGGACTTTTGGATGTTTTTAGCAGTAAAAAAGTAACAAATAATGAGAGCAACTCGTTGTTTGGTCAGACTGCATTGGGCAACAATATTGTTTACCAAAGTAACAAACAGCAACCAAATGTAAATACCCAGATACTCTATGTCACTACAGGCAGCACCACCAATGCTGGTCGCCCTGTTGACATGTCGATGCTTACACGCAACAGCACAGTGATGTCCTGTATTGCAATTAAGGCTCGCGCGCTTGCACAACTTCCAATCAACATTAACTGCGAAACTGAAGATGGTGAATATGTTAATGCCATCAAAGATAAATCAGTTGGTACACGCGATAAGACAAAGGCCAAGCAAGTTGCCAAGCTTTTGAACAATCCTAATAATTTCCAAAGTAAATATGAGTTCTGGTATCAGTGGCTCATGTGGTATGAGCTTGCCGGTGAATCATTTACTTTGTGGTGGAGAAAAGACCAAGAGTCTGCAACCGAAACTCCTTTGGAAATGTACATTATGGACAGTACGTTGATTGCTGTAACAATCAATCCTGCTCGTTATCCATCCTACCGATTGAGTACACCAGCTTATGGCTTTAGCCGTGACCAGCCACTCAAAGCGCATCAAATCATGCACTGCAAAGAGATGGCATGGCAAGGTTCTGCCGGTTTTAACAAAGGCATCTTGGCGGCTGAGTTGGTGGCCTTGGACCAAGACATCGACTTGTACGCAAACTATGTAATGCAGAATGGTGCAAAGCCATCTGGTATGTTCTCGACAGATGCCGTTGTGCCTGATGCCAAATACAAAGAGATTGCAGCCCGTCTGAAAGAAGCTTGGAGCAATATGGTTGGCTCACGCCAGTCTGACCCATCTAAGCCCGGTCAAGGCATGTTGCTGGATCAAGGCATGAAGTACACGCCACTTGAAATGCTGAACTTGCAAGATGCCGATGCTGCCAATCTGAAGATGCAGACTATGCGTAGGATTTGCGGTCTGTTTGGTGTGCCTCCACAAATGATTGGCATTATTGACGGCAAGTTTAATAACAGCCAAACCCAAATGGATGAGTTCTACAAAGGAACTATGTATCCGATGCTGGTTAATATTCAAGAGAAACTCAAGCAGCATTTATTTACTGGTTATCCATCACTTTGTGTTGAATTTGACACTAGCGACTTCTTAAAAGGCGCTCCATTAGATCAAATGAACTTTGCTACGGCAGGCGTGACTAATGGAATAATGACTCCAAACGAAGCTCGTGAATATATGGGCATGCCAAATATTGAAGGTGGCGATGAATTGGTGCAAACCAATAAACCCGCTGATCAAATTTCTGGAAGTTCACCTCAAGACACGGGTGGTGGCGGTGGCAACCAAACGAAGAAAATGAATATAGGAAAGACTTGATAAATAATGCAAACTGATACAAAATATCTGGTAGCATTAGCAAAACAGGTTCGTAAACCTGTATTACAGTTGCCTGTACTTTTAGGGCAACCCCCTAAAATACAAGATAACAACCAATCTATGGCTTTAGGGGCTATTAATGAAGCAAATGAATATCATCTGCGAAGCAAAATTAAACCTGTTGGAAAAATCCTCAAGCGGAGAACCAACAGGGAAAATTGAAGCTCGTATTACCACATGGGGCGCTCGTGAAGGCGCTGATGGTCGCAAGTTTAACTACCAACCCGAAGGTTTTATGCAATGGGCAGAAGACTTTGCAGCTTCTGGTAGACCACTTCCCATGTTCTTGAACCACAATGCTGAATCTATGCCTGTTGGCGAGTGGACAAGCATTGAAATGGATGAAGAGGGCATGAGCGCCAGTGGTCGCTTGTTCCTGAACACCAGTGCTGGTTCAGACTTGTATCAAGTTATGTGCGAGTCACCCAATATGTTTGGCGGTGTTTCTGTTGGCGCTTATGCTGATGAATATCAGATGGTTAATGCCAATGGCGAGCCTGACCAATCTGAAGACGCATATTTCCAAATCACTAAAGGTGGTTTGCGTGAAACTAGCGTAGTTATGTACCCTAACAATCCTAAAGCAGAAGTTAAAAAGCTGGAATATTTCCGTGCTGATGGCTCTGCTGATTTAAAAGTTTTGGAAGAAGCCTTGCGGGATGCAGGACTGTCCAAGAGCGATGCGGTCGCTGCCGCATCAACATTCAAGAAAGTGCTGGAGCAGCGTGATGCTGAAACAGTGGCTATTGAAAATGCGCCACAGCAGAGTGATTCTGGTGCGGAAGCGACCGAAGCAGAAATTCTCGCGGCTCTTGAGCAACGTGAACTTCTTAAACTCCTTGACACACGACTTAAAGGTTAATCATGTCACAAGTTATTATTGAAAAATTGGACGCTATCGAAGCTAAACAAGCTGAGAGCGTTGCGGCTGTTGAGGCCAAAATCCCTGCTGCTGTTGAAGCTGTTAAAGCCGAATTCAGCGAAATGGTTGCTGCTTTGGAAGCCAAAGTATCTTCTATTGAAGCTCCTGCAATCCTGAAGCCTATCGCTAAGACTGTTCGCCAAGATGTGAACCGTTCTGTGCGTGAGCAACTGTCTTCTTTCTACAAAGGCAACAACCGTCTTGAGAAAGAGTTGAGCGTTTTTGCTGATGAATCTCAGTACGATGCTTACATGAAGGAAGCTTCTGCTCTGACAGGTGGTGGTGATGGTAAAGGTGGTCGTACAGGTTATGACCCAACCTTTACAGCACTGCGTTTGACCAACCCAATGCGCGGCATTTCACGCACTGTTGCAACTGATGGCTCAAGCTACCAGTTCCGAGTCCGTACCGGAAATCCGGGCGAAGCTTGGGGATATTCCATTCAAAACAATGGCGCGGCTACAACTGAAGACACATCAATTTGGCAAATCGTTTTGCAAGACTTGAATGTCCAGTTCCCAATCCGAACTGCTGCTTTGGATGACATCGATGGTTTGGAAGCAGTTGTCGTTGATGACATGTTAGCCAGCTTCGCTCAGTCAGAGGCGCTCTCGATGGTCCAGAATAATGACCAAGCTGCTCAATCTGTTAGCAACCCCTACGGTGGCACTAATGGTTTGCGTGGTCTTGACCAATATGCTGGCTCTAACTCTACCTATACTGGTGGCACAACTTCTGTTGCTGCATTTGGTTCTTCTGGCACTGGTTCTACAAGCGGTTTGCACAGCTTGGCTACCTATGACCAAATCACAACCAACGCAAACACTGTTGGCGCCAACAATATCCAGTACAAAGATGTCATCAATTTGATTTACGCTTTGCCACAACAATATTGGACAACCAACGCTAAGTTCATGGTTAGCCCAATCTTGGCTCAAGCAATCCGTGGTCTGCAAGACACTAACGGTCGTCCAATCTTCAACTCCACTGAGTCATTGAACCCCGATGGCATCATTGGTCAGATGTTGGGTTTCGATGTGGTGATGAACAAGTACTTGGATAACCCATCACAAGCTACAACTGGCACTGCTGGCACTAACAGCCTGTACCCAATGTATTTTGCTGACTGGAGCCGCTTTCATACAATCATAGACAGGCTCAACATGGTTATGCGTAGATACGACCAAACACTCCCCGGATATATAACATTTTTCGGGGAAAAAAGATTGGCAACGTCTGTTCGCGATCCTAATGCTGGTGTGCGTTACCGCTCTACTGGCACAGCAACCTGATAGTTGCAATTGGCGGGGAGGGAATTCCTTCCCCGCTTTCTTTTAAGGACACACCATGACCATCACAAAAAAAATCTTATCTGCTATTCAAGAAACCATCCAAACAGGTGAAAAAGTTTCAATTGATTTGCGTGAAGCATCTGCAATCACAGGTTCTGGTGATGGTGTAGGTGGTCGCACATTCTTTGATAACGCATTCGCTGCTCTGCGTTTTGCAAACCCAATTCGCGAAATGTCGCGTGTTATTTCTGCATCTAATACTTCAAGCGTTCAGTTTGTTGCTAAGACAGGTAATGCGGCAAATCAAACAAATCCTTTTGGCTACACATTCACTGCTGACAGTGGTACGCCAAACACCAACACAAGCATTTGGCAATTGCCTACGCGAGTGATCTCGGCTCAGTTGCCAGTTCGTTCTGCTGTGTTGTCTGATGTAAATTATTTGAACGAAACCCTTGTTGAAGATTTGATGCTTGAATTTGCTCAGATTGAGGGCGCATCAATGGTTCTCAATAACGACCAAGCCGGTTCTACTACTACTGTTAACGGTGGTACAAGTGGTTTGCGTGGTTTAAATATGTATGCAAGTGCTGCGGCATCTGCATACGGTTCTAGCGGCACTGCAATCACCAATGGTATCCATTCAATTGCAACATTTACACAAGCCGCAGCCGCTGTATCTTATTCTGACATCACAGATATGACTCGTTTGTTCCCTGCTCAATACTGGAACTTGCCCGGTACAGCATGGATGATGCACCCACAAACAATTCACGAATTGCGTAATTTGGGTGGTGCTGCTGTCATTAAACAATTCCCTGAAGTTGGTGATGATGATGGTGGTTCTGTTAAAAACATGTTTGGCTTCCCTGTAATTGCTAATCCAAACATGCAAACTACAGGTGCTGGTAAATTTAACATTTACTTGGCTAACTGGCCTCGATTTGTGACTATTGCTGATGTGGAAGAAATGACCATTCAAGCAATGGAACAAACATCGCCCGGCTTTATAACTCTATACGCTGAAAAACGATTGGTCAGCACAGTACGCGACCCGTTTGCTGGCATTCGTTTGGTTGGTGTGTAATGAGTGCAATAGACTATCAATACGGTTCGCCTGTAGGGGCGCAAACACGCAATCCGTTTAACTATGTAAAGTTTGAGCAGATTGACCGTGATAGTTCTACTCCTTGGCTGACATTAGAAGAAATTACCCAACAATTAAATTTGGTGGATGATGAAAGCCAAGACACCTATTTACAAGGCTTAGAACTGGCTACAAGGCAAGCAATTGAAGACTACCTAGGGCTGAGTATCTTTTCTGTGTCTTATCGCGTCTGGTACGGCACAGAAAGCCTTGCTGCATCACCTGTTTGCTTTGACTTGCCTGAAGTTAGCCAAAACTTCTATCCAAATCAAGCTGCGGTCATTGTTAATTCTGTTGGTTATTGGAACGATAATTTCCCGCCTGTGTTTACAACAGTAGCAAGCACAAATTATTTTTACGATAATTCTGGCAACAAAGTTATTGTTAACAGTCTGCCAACAGAAATCAACACTGTGATGACAGCCCCAATTGTGATTGATTATTCAACTGTGTCTAATCCAATTTCTGCCTATCCTGTGATTAAACAGGCTGGACTTTTATTGTTGACTCATTTGTATAACAATCGAAGCGATACAACAGAAACCAAATTGAAGACAATTCCTTTTGGCATTGAATCTCTTTTGCGTCCATACAAACCACTGGTGATGTAAATGGCAATTGCACGGTTTGAGAAAATTACAGTCAACAACCTGACTTTTGGTCAGTCAGATTTTGGCGAGCAATCTACTACTCAAACTAAGTGGTTTGATACACGCGCGCGTGTTCATTCCGTAGCAAATAGCTTAAAGATAGCTGACAAATATCGTTTGTATCAGGATTTGGTCAATTTCACATTGAACTACACCCCTAATACTCGGACGATGGTTAATAGCCAAAACCTGTATTCAATTACATGGCGTGGCAATGACTGGCGCATTGATAATATTCGTGAGTCTGATGACCGCATGAATGTGAATATCTTGTGTTACCGTACTGACCCTGTAACGGCTGTATAAATGACAACACAACAAAATCCCGTCCAATACGCCAAAGCGATTCAATATCAGCTTGCAAGTATTGTTGCGCCTGTGCCTGTATATGCTGCGTTTAACCGCAACTTTGCAACACAGCCTAAATTCATTACTTGGATGCTGAGAAATGTCCATCAACCCGTATATACAGGCTCTTATCAGTCGGTTAAAGGCATTGACCGACCGACTTTCCAAATTTCTATTTTCACGCAACAAATAGAAGACGGCTTTACAATTTCCAATCAAATCTTACAATCTCTTCATGGTTTTAGTGGATTATTTGGCGGGGCAACAAACGGCTTTCAAGTTTCTAAAGCTGATGTTTTCTGGCTATATAACTCGTACAATAACGATGAAAAGCTTGCCCAGATTTTCTTGGATTGCACGCTAGACATCCCAACATAAGACACGATTAATTCAACTCTTTTAAGGAAACTCAAATGGCTTTACCAACAAAAATTTTGCCCGGCTTTAGTGCAACACTATATGCACAGCCTAGCGCAACTCCAACCGCTTTGACAACTTCTGCTTTGTCAACTTATGCTTCCGTATCTGCTTTGGCAATCCCCGCCAATTTAGTGCCTGTGGAAGCCATTCCTGCTTTTGGTCAGGATGACGCAGTAGCATCTTTCGGTGTTGCTGGTTCACGCCAATCTGACAAGATTCCTGTGCAGTCTGCTCCTACCAGCATGACCATTACAGCAGCTTGGAATCCTTCTGACACAGTTTTGCTGTTGCTCCGTGGCGATGCTTACAACGGTACGATTGACCGTACTTTTGTTATCTCTGCTACTGATGGCACAGGTATTGTTAACTACGCTTTCAACGGTCGCGTTGGTCAGTGGGACATCGACTCTCAGCCCGGTGCTGAAGCCAAAGTCACATTTACTATCCACCCCCGTGGCAATCAATACGGCTGGTCTGCAAGCACCTAATCATGGCACTTAAAGACGCTATTGATTTGTTGACTAGCACCTACTTGCCCTTTGACCTAGTGGTCAGGGGCATGGAGCTAGACGCTAAAGAAGTGGCTGATGCTTTGGCAAAGGCTACTCCTGACTCCGAAGAGGAAACTGTTTTGCAGTTCCTTGCAGGATGCTTTCCATACACAGCAACCAAAACCGTTGTTAAACCAACAGAATAAAACATGACCACAACAATACAAGACACAAACGACCTTTTGAGTTTCCTAGTAACCCAATCCGAATCTAGCAAGAATTGGTTTGGGTTTACTCAGCAACGCATTACATCAATTAATTTAGCCCACGAAATTGCCAAAAGGCATGCAGATAAAATGACTGCATCAGAAGCGGTTCAATATGCTGTTGATGTAAATGAAGCGATTTATCACAAGATTATTAAAGTCCGTTAAGGAAAAACATGACAAGACTATCTAGCGCCTTTGGCGAAAAGTACCAATCAAACGCATTGCGTACAAAATCTTTTGAATTGGCTGGACACACATTTAAGGTCCGAATTCCATTAACTAAAGAAATGGAAGCAATTCAAGAGAAAATCGAGAATATTGACGAATCTGAAGCACAACGCAGATTCGAGAAAATGACTGCCACATTCAAGGATAGTACGGCCCTTGAAGGCATCGTGGTCACAAATGATGATGTGATTATCGAAGGTCGTTCCACACGCGAATTGGTTAAATCTGTCATGCAGATGGAAAACCGCACCGTAGAGTTTATGAAGCTGATTGTTCCTGAAGTTGGGACATTAGACGATATTACTTACCAAGAAATTGACGAAGAGTTTCCATTTCCTGTTCAGCTTGAAATGTTGAATAAGATTTCGGAAGCTATTCAGCCGGGATATAAAGATTCTCGAAAAAACTAATTAGGGACACTCATCTTCAAGCCAGAGCGTATGTATATGCTCATGGTGGGTGTCCCGATGATATTCCTGCTGATGACATGCGGAATATTGAGATACTGATAAGTGACGGCTTTATAGGTAATAAAGCTTTGCTTTTGGCTTTAAGTTCCTTGACTACAGGCAACTTAAACTCGAAAATGAAGCAAGGTACTCAGCCGTTCAAGATGAAAGATGTTCTTCCATCTACGCATGATTACATCGTCCCGCCTCCGACAGACGAAGAGGCAAAAGCACACGCTCAGAAACAGCTTCTGGCGTTCATGTCAATGAGTCCGGGAGCAGCGCCATTTTTTGAGGGTTAATATGGACTACACACCAAATCCAAGAACATTCCGAATGGAAGGGTTTGAGGAACTTGAACAACAGTTATTACAAGTTGGTCAAATGTATCGGACGGATTTGGTGGCCCGTCAAACCCTTTCAAAAGCTGCAAATGAAGCAATGATGGTTGTCCTGTATGCGGCAGCTATGGATGCCCCATACGACTCTAAAAGCGATGGTCCAATCCACTTGAGGAACACCATTCGATTGGACTCAAGAATCCCTACAGCCGCTGATAAACGATCAGAATATGTTAATGACACAGACGCTGTTATTTCAGTTGTTTCAGCTAAGAAAAGTGCTGTGTCTTTATCTCAAGAATTTGGCAATGCTAGAACTACTGCCCAACCGTTTTTAAGACCGGCATTAGATAGTCATGCGGAACAAGTTATTTCATCGCTAAAAGACTCACTTTCAAGGATAATCCCTGAGTATGTTGCGAAATTAAACCGCAGAAGGAAGAAATAATGGCATCCAATAATATTGCCCGACTTGGTGTTGTTCTTGGCATTGATACGGCTTCTTTTGCTGCCGATGTAGATAAAGCCATATCTGAAAACAAAAAGCTTAAAGATGCAATTAAGCGTGATTCAAATGCGGCTGCCGCTGAAATTATTGCGTTGAAATATGCCACAGAAGATTATGGCAAAGAAGTAAGTAAAGTTGCTCAAATAGAGCGTCAGATTTCTGCTGGTCGATACCAGAATGCTTCGCCAATGTTAATTCAGCAACTTCGTGATAAAGCTAAAGCTTATGACGATGTTGCTAAGTCAACCATGAATGCTACAAATGCTCAGTTCAAAATGAATGAGCAACAAAAGCTTGCATTGACATATCAAACAACTGACTTGTTTACTCAGATTGCTTCTGGTCAAAGTCCGTTGGTTGCCATGATTCAACAGGGTGGTCAGTTGAAGGATTCAATGGGTGGCGTAAAAAACATGTTTGCCGCCATTGGTTCTGTTTTGACTGGAATGCGTTTGGCTATTGGTGGTGTTACTGCTGCTTTTGGTGTTCTTGGATTTGCTGCTTATTCTGGCAGACAAGAAATTGATAAGTTAAAAGATACTTTAACTTTAACTGGCAACTATGCCGGCATAACCACTGAAAAGTTTTATGAACTATCAAGTGAATTAAGTAACAGAACAAATGCTTCTATTGGCATGACCAAAGATGCATTAAATGCTGTAGTTGCTTCAGGTAAATTTACTTCCCAATCAATTAGTGCTGTAACACAATCAATTGTTACTTATGCACAAATTGCTGGTGTTGATGCAAAGACTGCTGCTGAAAAATTAATGAACGGTCTTGATGGAACTGCATCTGGCGCTCG